ATCTTATCGTCTAGCTGGATCTCAGGATCCACTTCCTTTTCTTGCGTAACTTTGATATCAGTTAGATTGATATCTTTTTCCATTATATTACCACAGACCTTACCATCTACTTCATTGTTACACTTATACTTTGATTCTACAACCTCACCCACCGACTTAGCACGAAGATTGATAAAGTAATACTCCACATCAATAATGGGAAGCTTACTAATCTCAATGCCTTCTGTCAGAGTGCAGTTATTCAGAATGTCTTGGACGCTCTGCTGAATGCTTTGGGCTTCGGAGGATTCCATAGCCATTAGCAGATTACGCTGTTCTTTTACCAAAAACGGGCGGTACTTAATTTTCTTTTTTGATACCGGCAATTCAATCTCATATGTTGGTACCGATAATGTAGGTAAAGCCATAATTAACTCCTATAATAAAATCATTTATAAATTCAAACTGCTTCCAAAAACACTATTAACTACTGTTGATAAACCTTCTTGTAATATATTTTGCACAAGGTTCTGTACTGAATTATTCTGCCAGCGAGTGTAAGCAAAGGTCACGGCTAGCTTGTGGAAGCCCTCATTAGACCAATCTAAGTCCAGCTGGTTCATAGAGATTGGATAAGCATCAAACAAATCTACCGAATATTATAGTGTATAGGTAACATCATACTGGTTAATTGTAATGATAGTAGCGTAATTCTGCTTGTACTGATAATTAAAATTGAAAGTTGGATTAATTAACTCTAACCATCTATCAAAGAATGTTTTCTGCTTCATGTCATCATCAACAATAAAAGTTAAATCCATATCGTTGTATGTTGTCAAATAAGGAAACTTTTCTACAGGATTGGATCCAATCTTCTGCTCAGCAGTTGCAAAGGTGCGTCCAGGTAATTGTGCTGTATCGCAACGGTACACCAAGCGTCTCACATCACCCATGTAAGGTGCTAATGCTAACGGAGCATTGATATGCACATCAAACCGACTAGGCTTGGCCAAATCGGTCTTGAAGCTAGCTTTGAAATCGTTTATACTACCTGCCATCTTATTCCTAACTATGTTTAATTTCGTCTACCGATTCTTTCCAAACTTCTTGGGGCTTGGCACCTTTGAAGACCTGGGTTGGCAAGAATACCGCTACTTCCCATTCGTCCGGCTGGATGGCAAGTATCTTTGACTTAATGTGACCATGGAGATATCTCTTAATGCATGGCCGAAACTCTTTAAAGCGCCTGGACGCATTCAAAATATCGTAGGTGACTCTCAGTCTCTTAATATCGTTTTCTGCGTTGAGGACAGCGAAATCCATAAGTTTACCTAAAAATGCCACTCGGTACTTAATTGGTAAATAATGAAGGTTTAAGCCAAGAAAACCATCATTATATTTCTCCAATGCCAGCACCAAAGGAAACTTATCATAATATGGCATATCATCTTTGCCTTTTGGATCATAATAGAAGTGATACAATCCACCTAGCATGAACCGCTTATTCTTACGGAAGTCCTCTGCACCGATGCTGCGTGGTATTGCTGATGGATTCCGTATCTCAGCAATCTTTCTAATTAACCATTGATATGATTCTCTGGATAATGATTGTAGTTCAGCAGCATTTTTCTGCTGTGTCAATGTGGTTAGTTTAGAAGCCATAAGGTTATTTAGTTGATTCCTATATCGTTTTCTGTTACCAATCTGAATTCCCAACCTCTATCCGCACAGTATTCAATTGCAGCCTTCCATTTAGCTTCATTGACACCATATGTTACTACCTCATTAATATATTGTTTAGTAACACGCTTTCGGGGCTCCGGAGGACGAGTCTGCTTTTCTGGCTTAATCTCTAGCAGCAAGGTCTTGAGTTTACCATCAGGAGTTCGTGATTTGACCAAAACATCAGGAAAGTACCGGTGCCATTGGCCATCTTTAGGTGACTTGTAGGGTATGCAGAACTCCTCGCTAGCCCAGCCCACGATGTTCTCATTACCATCTAACCATGAAAACACTTTGGCTTCCCAGCTGGAGCGATACACAATATTGCTGGGGTCTCCCATGTATTTCTGTGGATTCTTAGGCTTAAACTTGCCTGAATAATATTTTGAGTGACTCATTCCAATATACCATATAAATATAACTATCAAATATATATAGAGATTTTAATGGCGCTCATCTCAATCCCAAGTTCAATCGGTGGCATAACCATACCTGGTACCTCAACCACGGGGCCATTAGGATTGCTCTTTAACAATCCTTTTAGTCAGACCAACTTACAATACCCAAGAGATTTGCAGTCTACTGCACGTGGACACTATGTTACCTTTCTGATTAAAGATATTAATCCGGTGGGGTATGATGGTGCGACTGGTTTTGACTTATCTGGCGCTGCAAGTTCAATAACAAAAGGTTTAAGTACCATTACACAATTAGTTACAGGAGTTGGACTACTTAATTCAAGCTTAACACTTTCACCAGAAACTACCACAAATAGAGGTTCAATATCTCTTTACATACCATAGACCATGAACTTTACTTATGGTGCAAGCTACGGTGAAGCTAGCTTAACAAAAATTGCTGGTGAAGGTATAGGAGCAATTGCAGGTGCTATTAAAAAATCCATACCTGGCGCCGATAGTGCTTTTGGTAAAGCAATTGCGTCAATGGGTGACGCTGTAAGTGGTGATGCACTTAAAGTAGCATTAAAATCGGTTGGACTTGCTGTTAATCCAAAATTGCAATTGCTATTTGAAGGCATTGGTTTTAGAAGTTATCAAATGTCTTTTACTTTTACGCCTTATTCTCAACAAGAAGCTGAAGTTGTGACTAAAATTGTAAACACATTTAAACAGTTTGCTGCCCCAAGAATAGTTAAAGGTGCTACTAATGGTATGTTTTTTATACCCCCAGCGGTTTTTGAACCCAAGTTCTACTTCAACGGCTCGGAGAATAAGAAAATTAACGCAGTCAAACCTAGCGTGATTGAAAACATTGATGTCAATTATGCACCAAACGGCTGGTCAACTTTTGGTGATGGGGCTCCAGTACAAACAACATTGACATTACAATTTAAAGAAACCGAACTCCTTGACCGTGATACTCTTGTAACAGGAAACTACTAATGCAGTATTTTGCCACGCTCCCCAAGATTCTAAAAACTGATGCTACCGGCCAATCCATTTTAATGACCAATTTGGTATCACGGTCAAGTGTGGTGCCGTCTTTGTTAAATAATGCGGCATTGTTTTATCAATATGATATACAAGATACTGATACGCCAGAGTCCATTGCTTACAAATATTATGGCGAATCTTATCGTTATTGGATTGTATTATTTGCCAATCAAATTATTGACCCGCAATGGAACTGGCCAATGAACAATGTGGTGTTTGCAGAGTACCTTGCTAACAAATATCCAGATGTGGATGTATATACAGTAACGCATCATTATGAAAAAATCATTACGCAATTTGATGCTGGTACCAACACCACAACAGTAGATAAGGTTGAGATTAGCTTGGATGATTATAATAATCTATATCCTAGCACCAATAGTTATAGTTTGCCAACCGGCCAAGCCACCGTGATTATAAGTAAAAGTGCGGTAAGCATCTATGATTATGAGTTAGGTTTAAATGAAGCCAACCGAACAATAAGAATTTTAAATAATACCTTTGTAGGCGAAATAGAAAAAGAATTTAAATCATTGATGAAGTCTTAAACCATGGATACAATTTCTAATAATTTTGATGCCACGCCAGCTCCTGCTGGCATTTTTTACCCGCAAGATTTTTCATTACAAAAACTAGACTTTATTAATTCTAGTGGCCAGCGTTTTGAGATGCAAAAACTAATGGTTGAAATGTCTTATTACGAAGACATCTATAGCTTCTGTGTGTCTGGCTCTGTAACGCTAAGAGATTCGCAAGGTTTCATTGAATTGTTCCAGCTGTCCGGTAATGAATACATGGAAATCAATTTTGGAAAAATTAAGGACGCTCCCAATACCGATGACCAGATATTCCATGTGTACAAGATTGGTAAACGCATGCCTACTGGCAATTTGAATGATGAGTTCTACACTCTCTATTTTTGTTCCGAAGAATTGTATCTATCGGAGCAACTCAAGATAAGCAAGTCTTATTTGGGACAAAAGATATCTAGCATTGTTACTAGCATACTAACTGATACATTGAAAACCAAGCCTTCAAAAATTAATAAGATTGAGGAGACTACTGGCGTATATGACTTTCTTGTTCCAAGATTTAAGCCACTAGAGACTATCAGTTGGATATCCACTTATGCTCGTCCGGCTACCGGAGGAAAAGGTTCGGATATGTTGTTTTATGAGAATCGTTATGGCTACAATTTCAGGTCACTCCAGTCAATCTATAAGGATCCTGTTTACGCTACATACAAGTATCAGCAGAAGAACTTGTCTAAAGAGCTGGAGCAAATACAAGATAAAGTGACAACAGTTTTAGATTATGAATTTGTCAAGACTTATGATGTGCTCAACGATACTAACTCTGGTACCTTTGCCAATCAATTAATCTCATTGGATCCAGTCACTAGAAAATCATCAGTCACCAATTTTGATTATAGTAAATATCAAAAAGAAACAGCATCATTAAATGGAAGTGGAGTGTTAAATCCTTCAACCAATCGTTTAGGTACAACACCTAATCAGAACTATGGTGCGGTTACAAAAGTAGCAATCAGCAATTCAAATCAAGCGCAATCAGCATATATCAAACAAGCTCCAGGCTCCGTGGCCAAAGATATATACTTAGAGACATATGTTCCTAACAGAACAGCACAGCTTGGTTTAGCAAACTACACAGTACTAAAGTTGATGATACCTGGTGATCCAGGTGTTACTGCTGGTGCAATTATCAATTTTAGCTTATTGTCTACCAAGCCTACTAGTACCACCAGAGATGCTGATAAGTTTTACTCTGGTAAATACTTGGTGTCAGCAGTAAGACATATTATGAATGATTCGGGTTCGTATATTACAATATTAGAAATAGCAAAAGACAGTAGCGATACTACTTACGCAGGCACCAATAATAATGCTACTGAGCGATTACAAGCGGCGAAAGAATAATGGAAAACTTTATTGGTAAAGATGGCTTTGTTTGGTTTGTGGGGGTGGTAGAAGAACGAGCAGACCCATTGGGATTAGGTAGGTGCAAATTGAGAATCTTTGGATGGCACACCGATAACACATCTGAATTGCCTACAGCTGATTTGCCTTGGGCGGTACCTATGTTACCAATTAATAATTCTAGGTCATTCTCAGCACCAAGATTAGGAGATTGGGTCGTTGGATTTTTTATGGATGTAGCTTCTGGCCAAGCCCCAGTAATGATGGGTGTTTTGTCTGGTCTAAATCCTTGATGGAGAATTAATATGCCTTTAGATACTATACAGATTACTAATTTAAGCAATGCATTAAATACACAAACAAGTTCCACACAAACTTCTTTACCTAAAGTTGGTGGAGTTGCAAACAATGTAACCTCAATATATACAGCTGAGAATCCTGCTCCTAATTCGCCATCAAATGTGCCTATTAATGCTTCGGGTAACGCAACGGCTGCAGCAACAGGAATAAAGAAATCAAATGAAACGGTATCTCATGCTTGCGATAGCAGTAGTTATGTTGGTATAGCTATTGGTCAAGTGGGAGCTTTTGCAGGTAAAATTGTTCAAGAAATTCGTGATGCAATTAAAGCTATTATGGAATATTTTGGCGTTAATCCTTCTTCAGCTGGCATATCTTCTCAATTAAAAAAGATAGCACAATATATTAAAGATAAAACAAAGTTTATTAAAGATATTGCTAATTATATTAATGATTTTATCACTTATGTTAATGCAGTAAAAGAACTTTTGGCATATATTTTATCTTTGCCTGCTCAGTTGCTCTCATTTTTTGCTGATTGTGTGGCTACATTGAAAAAGCAATTGGTTGCTGGATTCCAATCCGCTTTAACCGATACGGACACTCCTGGCGATTCAACATTAAAAGAATTACAAAACGGAATTAAAGATGTACAATCTTCAATTGGTCAATTCACCACAGCTGTCGCATCGGTTGCTACTACCGCTGCTGCAGCTGCCACATCCTTAACCACTTTAAATACAACACCAACATCCAATGCTCAAGCGCAAGCTGCGGCCACACAACAAGTATTTGCTGCTGCAGGTTTTGCATCAGCATCAGGTAATTATTCTAAGGCATAATAATGGCAGATATTAATGAACCACCTTCAGCGTATAACGCAAAGTATCCTTATAATAATGTAACTCAAACCGAGTCTGGTCATTTTCAAGAGTTTGACGATACTCCTGGTGCTGAAAGAATCCGTACACAACATCGTGCCGGTACATTTGTTGAATGGCAGCCTGATGGTACAGAAGTTCATCGTATTGTTGGTAATGGATATCGTATTGTTGCCAAAGATGATAATGTAATTATTAAAGGTGCTTGCAATATCAGCATTGAAGGTACCGCAGCAGTTACATTTCATAAAGATGTTACAGTAAATTACCAAGGTAACCTAAAAGAAGTTGTAGAGAAAAATTACTCACTTCTTGTTAAAGGTGATTATACAGTTAGCACAGGCGGTGACTTAAATCTAAATGCTCCTAGTTCAACTGGTGGTGTATATCTTCAAGCTGGTGATAGATTAGTTTTAAATACAGACTTGACTGTTCATGGTGAAGTTCTTGCTGATTCATTGCATTCAGAAGGTTCTGTTACCGCAGGTACCGGCATTCATGCTGGAATTCCAGGCTCCGTAAATCCTGTTGCTGGAATTTCTACTTTGGGTGGTGTCAATGTCGGTATTCCTGGTCCCACGGTACCTGGTGTTGTAAATGCTACTGTAATGGTTACTGCGCCAGCAATTATTGGTTCCGTCATCACTTATGGTGCAATCTTGATGGATCCTGAAGGCGGTGCACCGTTAATTAGATCCTTATATGATTCTCATACGCATGCCGTATTATCTAAAGATTTTGGAATTACTTCTATACCAACTCCATTGATGCCTTAAAAGGAAATATATTATGTCAGTCTATTCTCGTCTAGGTTTAAACTTTGATATTAACCGGTTTGGTGATGCTAAAACTTTGTCTGGTGGAGCTGCAAACACATTAAATCTGATTGCTAATACAACTCCAATCAAGGCTTGGCAAAAGACTGATTTGGCTGCTGGACCTGCGGTAAGAAGTAATTATTTTAAAAATCCTACGGCTGGCAATGTGGCTAGTATGTTGATTAGTGCAAATACGCTATACTATGCTGCAAACACGGCTAATGATTTCACCACAGTTGCGCTAGCCGGAAACTTAACGATTGAATTAAATAAATTCAAATCTCATACGGATAATATATCAGGATTAACTATTTCCAATAGTCCTGGCATTCCAGCTTTAAGCTCAGCCTCTAATATGGGTCAGTTAAACATGATGACTTTGGCCAAGACCGATGGCGTCACAGATACTTCACCTATTTTAGGAAGCTTTACAAGCTTGTTTATTGGTGACATTCTGACTGCTAACACTATCAAATTGACCTATTATGCTAATGAATATGCTAATAGTATTACAATGACTACTGATCCTGATACAGGAAATACATCTTATAGTTCCAATTTACCTAATTCTGAGATT